GCTCGTCCTCGTTTGATTCAAACTCTACCTTTAGTTTGGTTTTGGTTTCTTCCAATACTTGTTTGGCAACGGTTCTGTTCTTAACTATCCAACGGATTAGTTCACGCCCTGCTACACCAAAGTTCTTTTTAAGGAGCGACAGTGCTTCGGCTTCTTCGGGCGCCCAGCTTAGCTTGCGGTTCATCTGCAACTCAAGGATACGAAACATCTCAGCCTGTGATGCGTGTTTACGAGCGCCTGATAAGAAGTCCATGACGTGCGTATTGGATGAGAAAAGCACTAGTAGTTTCCATGTAGTGTCGTTGATGCGCTCTTCATTAGACCCCTGCTTCATGCGGTCTTTGCCCTTACCCTGCGTTAAATCTAGCAAGAACTCAGGCAACCACTCAAAGTCATCACGGCTCTTATTGGTAGTCTCGTCAATAATAAACGGCAAGCTATTCAATAAACCCTGACGCTGTTGCGATGCAACAATAGATGTACTCTGCGTTACACGATAGCGCTCAGGATGACCAAAGAAACTAGCCGCAAGTTCAAGCGCCAACGACTTACCCATACCTGATTTAGAAGAACCAAGGTGGTATACACAGCCGTTGTACCCTGTAAAGTCCATCAGAATGGATGCTGGGCCAACTAAAGACATAGCCAAGACTTGCCACTCACCCTTGGCAATTAGCATGTTAAAAACCTTCTTCCAGTTATCTAGCGTGCCAGTTGGTTTGGTAGACTGGTTGATGTTATCTAATGCTGGGGTTGGTACATATATTTCTGTGCCGTTAGGTGCAAAGATACGGCTGTTGTACACAAAGGTTTCGTCTTCTTGCCAGCCACAACTACTTGGTATAGGTATAGCCTTTTTATTGGCACTAATAAACTCCACACAGCCACGCACATAGTCGAATAAGTTCTTGTCGTTACCAGCACCAAAGGCAGCAATGATGTTCTGATTGGCTAGCGCTTTGACGGTTTCTTCTTTACTGACAATAGATTTCTGAGGGATTAAAACATCTATCGCACCATCAGGTCTAAAAGCCATTAGGTGAACTATGTGATCTCCTTTATTATTGAGAATATCTACTGCGAACAAATCGTAAGGGAGAAGCATAACTTGTTTTCGTGATTTACCGCCCTGTTCGTCCTCCACCATCCTATCCATAAACACACCACCACTAGCACCAAAGCCAAACCCTTTAGGTGGAGTTGGGCGTGTGATCTTGACTGGCTCGTTTTCATCGTTCAGATTGGCTGAGATTTCTTTCTCTTGTATCCGATCGACTACTATTTCTTTTGGTTCGTTGTCTACCCTAATCTCTCGGCCTAGTGCTAGGGGGTTAGTAATCTTGCCGTAGTGAGAGCAGTTGGTACAGACACCGGGGTTTGCCTCGTCCAGCTTGAGGCACTTATAGGGTCCTTTGATCTGATTCCACTTGGTGTTGTGGCGGTCTAAATCGTAGGGGTGCATAGCCGATAATGCCAAGCCTTCTTCCACCCCGTCATCACATGATTTAGCTATGCTGAGAATGCCCCGCCACAAAGGTTCCATGCCGTCTTCTGCCGCATGTTCACGGTAGTAGTTAATCTGACCGCACTTATCCCCGATAGTTTTAAAGAACGTAATGCTGTTTTCCATTAGCTTAACGCTATTGGCATTTGGAGCTAATTTAGGGCGGTTTCCGGGCAGTTGTAGGGCTGGTAGGTCTTCGTATGCCGCAACCCCAATTGCTTCTCTAAGGTGGTCTGCAAGGGCTCCAAAATCAAATATATCCCCCTGTACTTTAAGGACTACTTTGCGTGGTGTTTCCTGTTTGTAGTTGTGTGTATCAGGCACACGCAGGATTCGGGCGGCATCGCCAGTTACCGAAGCGTCAATGTTAAAGCCTTCTTTCTTGCACAAACGCTTTAAGTTCTCAGCAACAGGTTTCCAAGTGGCAATATCTACTTCTTCGGTAAACGGAAAATAAACGTGTAGGCCACCACCGCTTGAAACAATCCACGGATTACCCACTAAATCTAAACCTGTACCTACTAAAAACGTATCTAGTGCATTAGCCGCATCTTTCTTGGTTGCGTAATCTTTGCCTGCTCCACAATCAATATCTAAGAACAGCGACTTGATCTTTACTGCGTTATCAGCAAGGCGTTTCTTTCCATCAAACGTAGCTAGTGCATAAAATGTGTTGTACTTTTTCTCGTCAAACTGTATAGCGTTGCTATACAACTCTTCAATCGTATTTACAAATACGTGTTCTTTTTTAGCTGTGCTAATTTCTACGGCGCAATAAACCCCCGAAGTCGGTAGCACAGTCGCTAGGAATTCCTGCGACGTCATGTGAGACCTTTCGAGTTAATAACTGCGTGTTTGTACTATTCTGTCAGCGAAGCGGCGAACTAATTCTTTTTGGAAATTGATTGGTAAACCTTGTGCATACACATGATCTTCACAAAAGCGCAACAGTTCAATATCACTAAGAATTGGCGGGTGTATCGGAGATTCTATTTGTTCTTTAAGCATTGTCTTAGTGCCTCTTCGGATGTCTTGCTAGATTGGAGTATGTTCAACAAGGACTGCACACGCATCTTATATGCGTTGGTTACTTCAGTTCCACTAAACCAGTTGTATACAGTTTGTCTTGTTGCACCTGTGAATTTTGCTACTTCTATTACTGGGAAATCTAAATGGATAGCCCAACGCCCTAACTGGTTGCCCAGCGTCTTAGGTGCGTTCTTCGTTGTATTTTTAATCTCTTCTGAATAAGCCATGTTCTTCTCGTTATATTGGGGGTGGGGGTACTAGTGTTGTGTTTAAAACATGTGAAGGATACAGGCTATTTAAAGTCGCCGAGCCGACTCACACGTTCCCCCCAAAACTTATTCGCCTGTTAGCTCGTATCGTATATCGCCTTCAACGTCATCGAGCCACTCTTTGCTATTTACCATATACTCAGTAGCTAACTCTAGTGCGGCGCTATGAATTATTTCTGCACTATCGTTGTCGTCGTAATCATATCTAGGTGCTAAAGCAAGCATAAATTCTTTAACTAGCTCCTGACGCCGCATCTCTTTTCGCATAGCAGGGTGACTAAATACCTTGCCTTGAATTTCGTTTTCTCGTTGCTTTGCGTCTAGTCGAGCATTTCTTTCTTCAACCATTTGTTTTCTTGTAGCCATTTTTGTTTCCTTTTAATTTGGTTAGTTGGGGGCTTTGCCCCCATATTTATATTTACTCGTCATCCCACTCATCAACGGTAGCGGCTAAGCTACTTGTTTTCTTGGCTGGTACTGCGGTTGCCTTAACTGCTGGCTTGCGTTTCTCAGGCTCATCAAATGATTCAGCAACTTCTGCCTCAACTGGGGCGGCTTTAGCTTTTGGCTTAATACCCTCAAGTTGCGGAGCGTCAGTCTTTTTGGATACGCTCATAGTGATTGCGTTTTTAGATAAGGTTGAAGCGCCTTTCTCTACGGCTACTGCGTACTCATCATCCTCTAACCAACGTAGTGGTTGGAAAAACAACTTGGGTACTGCGGCTTTTGTATCAAAACGTAGACGTGTTACAAGTGTCTCAGGGTTGATGTTCTGTGCCGCTAAGTAACGAGCATAGGCTTGTAGTGGACGTTTGTCGCCCTCTTCTTTACCAAAGATTGACGTAGCGGCTAGGGTTAACTGCATTACGTCGCCTTGGATGTCATTAGCTAACACTACTGCAAGACGTTGTGAAAAGCGGCAAGCCTTAGACTCGCCTTGCCCTGAGCCCTTAACATTCATGGGGCATGATGCACAGTTAGACGCTTGTGGTGTATCAATAGACGCATCAGGTGTTTCACCATCAGCAGACCAGCAGTTAGGTGCTGAGGTGTTGCCCTCTTCGTATGTGCCAGCGTAGTATGTACGACTGATTTTTGGTGCGGCATTAACGATAACAACGTCAAGGTGGCGATCATCAATAGAGGTAATTTCTTTGCCATCAGCCATCAAACGGAATACGCCGCCCTTGATAGAAATACGTTTGCCACCGCCACCAATACCACCCCCTGCGAGGTTCTTGGCTAGTGATGATAATTCACCTTTGCGTGCAAAGGATGGTGCTTGTGATGCATTAAAGTTGGCTAGTTCGCCCATGTTACTACTCCTATTTGGTTGGTTTTGTAACGGTTACGGTGTTTTCAGACAAAGAAGATAACCCCGCCGGAACCTTTCCGGGATTTTCTTCTAAAAATATAGCCATGTTCTTTTGCGCAATGCGCTGTTCAAACAAATCTATTGCATCGTTCTCTATCACAAAACTTTTGAATGAATCCCAATCGTCTGTGTAGTACCTTGTTTTAGTAGAGAGCGATATGTTACCACCAGCCGTCTTCACAGAAGTAATACCCAACTCTCGCATTTGGTCTTTCATAGCGAGTTTTAGTTCTACTTTCTGCTCGTCCAGCTTGTCTAATTGCTTTTGCACTTCTTGTGCTTTGAGGTATATTTTTCTATACACCCTTGCTAAAGTTTCTAGCGGTATTGCTTCATCTTCGTTTGGCATTTTTATGCTCCTTTGTAAAAGATTATACATCAGTAAAGATGCTTTGTAACCCGATATAGGGTTTTCCTTACGAACTAATTTCCTCTTTGTACAGGCTCAATAGAATGTCATGCCCTGCAACACGTTTTTCTAGTTGCTTGAACATTTTCTTTTCTATCTCACTACCCTGTAAGTGTATCACGGTTACGTTAGTTGCTGTCTGCCCAATGCGGTCTGCCCGAGCAATACATTGTAAATACGTTTCTACCGACATTACAGGCCCATAAAACAGCACGGTATCGGCGGCAGTTAGGGTTACACCATGCGAGGCGGCTTGCGGTTGCACTACCAGTATGCGAGGGTCAGGCAAGGTTTGAAAACGCTTAAATATGTCAGTTCGTTTGTTTACCGACACGTCGCCATGAATCACTTCGCTTGCTATGCCGTGTTTTATTAAGAAGGTTTGGATGGTCTCTATACTGTGTCTGAACGGCGCAAAGACAATTACTTTACGGCTGGTTTCTTCCAATACTTCTAGCAACACGTTCAGCCTAGGCATACAGTCAAACTCAACAACTTCGTGGTCATCCGTATACGCCGCACCAGCGCTAATCTGTAACAACTTACTAACACCCGCCGCCGCATTAACGGCAGTAATGGTTTCCCCTGATGCCTGCATAACCATACGATCTTTGAGCAAGCGATAGTACTTAACCTGTTGAGGCGTAAGGGGAATTTCTCGTGTCTCGGTTAGTACTGGTGGTAGGTCAGTACACTCTTCTTTTGTATAACGTATTGCTGGCTGAAGAGCATCAAATACTGCCTGTGCCGCACCTGATTTTGGCACCCACTTAA